ACGCGCTGACACCAATGATGGTGGCGGCATAATCGAGGCGGAAATCCACTTAGCGAAACGCCCGAAGCTGTTCAGACAAACCGAGCCACCTCTATCTTCGTTATCCCGGACAACGACAGGACCGGCACGGATAAAGCGGATAAGGCCATCGGCCTCCTGCAGGGTATCGCCACAGTGAAGCGCGTCGAGCTTCCCGGCCTTCCCGATAAGGGCGACGTCACCGACTGGATGGAGGCCGGCAACACCATCGACCAACTGCAGGCGCTTGCGAAGGCGGCGATGCCGGTCGTCGCCAACGACAACGATCGCGGCGTGCTTCGTTTCCTCGGCGAAGACAGCGAATTCGTTCCGGAGCCCGAACTCATCAGAAACACGGTGCCGCGCAATGGTGTCGGTTTCTTTGGCGGCCAGTCCGGTGCGCTGAAGACGTTCTTTTCGATCCATGCCGCAACTTGCCTCATGACGGGCGAGCCGCTTGCTGGCCGCGAGATTGAGCGACGTGGTGGGGTCGTCTATCTGGCAGCCGAAGGGGAAGGCACCATCAAGGCTCGCCTGAAAGCCCGCCGCATGCAGATGGAGGATCAAGACGAGGTCTTGCCATTCTTCACCCTGGAGAAATTCGGCTCCATCGAAGATCAAGCCGGATACACCGCCCTCGAAGGTCGCCTCCGGCAGGCGGCGGCTTCAATCAATGAGCGCTTCGACTTGCCGCTGGTGGCGCTGATCATCGACACGGTTGCCGCGGCAGGGATGATTCCAGAAGACAAGGAGAACGATCCCGGCGCATGGCAGAAGGTCTTCCACGCGCTCCAGCCGATCTCCGAACGCTTGGACATTGTGATCATCCTCATCCATCACGCCGGCAAGAACGCCTCGGCTGGCCTTCGCGGCTCCTCCAATGCCCGTGCTGCTGCCGACTTCGCGCTCATGCTGGCGTGCGACCGTGACGAGATCACCGGCGATACGCAAAACCACTACCTGCACCTAGCGAAGAGCCGTGAAGCTCCGGAAGGTCCAATCGCGGCTATCCAGAAACGCGTGGTGGAGATCGCTCGCCGCGATGATGGTTCTCCGATCACGACGCTGGTGCTGGACTTCGATACGGATGGCAAAGGGCCTGCCAAGAAGCTGAAAACCAGCAAGACCGACCGGCCGTTCCGCGAGGCGTTCGAAGCGGCGGAGCTTCATCGTGTCCGCGTCCACGGCGAAAGCACGGCCCCAGAGGTACAGGCCGCAAAGGTCGAGGACGTCCGTGCCGAGTTCGCACGCCGTTATGTGACTGCGCAGTCTGACCCGGTGAAGCGAGCCGATAATGCGCGTAGCGCATTTAAGGTTGCCATCACACGCGCACGAGATGCCGGCGATTATTGCTTCGGAACATGGTCTTCGACGGAATGGGTCTGGCGGATCAAGACAGAATGAAGCCGGATTTTTTCGGATTTCTCCGGAGAAATCCAGAAATCTCCGAAGAGCAATAGCAATCCGGATAGGGGGATAAGGGTGGCCCATTCTTAAAATGGGCACCCATCTTCCCCGTGATTGAGGGTGAAATATCTCCGGAGGGATAGGAGTTTTCCTTAAGGTCTCCGCTCCAAAAATCCGGTAGCAAAATGCAACCAGTTAAGGGAGAAGCACATGTTCTTTCAAACCAAGTCGGGCGCATACTTCAATACCAACCATATCGCTGCGCTGATCCCGTGTCACGACAGCGGAAAGACAACCCGCATCGAGATCGTGACGTCAGGCGGGACGACGCACATCGAAACAATCTTCAATACCCAACTAGAGGATCTGCTTAAGGGGCCGCAAATGGTGCCCGCCGTCCAAGGCTATGAGTGCGTTGCTTGGGGAATGATGGAGAGCGGCGATGACTATGTGTGCCGAAGCCCGATCGTTGGGTGGCGCCTCGACGATTTGGGGGTTGCCAGTCCGGTGGCGATAGAAACGTTTAGCGAAAGCGAGCAAGCGGTCCTCTCGCCAGATGGTCGGGTTATTGCACGGGGAGAAGGCGTCTACGACACCTTAGAGGAGTGGCGGGCCGAGAATCGTCGCCTCAGGGATGAGCGTATCGCGAGGGCGGCCGCATGACCACGAAACCCAGAGATCCCAAGCCAGGCACCCGTGCCCACCGCAACATGCTCATCAGCATCGCGGTCGGCAAATACTACGATGCGCTCGACCTGCTCAAATATGCGGGCGATGACGACGACCAGACGAGCATCTGGCAGCGAGAGCGAGCGGCGAAGTGCGAGGCCAAGCTTCGCGCCGCCGTTGACGAATTCGAGCGCCTTTACGGCAAGCCGAAGCGTAGCGACGGGTTCCCGCTGAACGTCTGGGAGTGCTGCCATCAGCCAGTCGACGTCCGCCAGTTCGATACGGAATGGCGGACGGCGTTGATGGTGGCGGCATAGCACTTGCCGGAAATGAAAAACCCTCCCGTGGTGAGCGAGAGGGCTTTCCGTTAGAACAGCCTACTTAGAACTGCCAGGATCGCCGCCAGATTAACCCGTAGGTCGACAGCCATCCGGACGGTGCCGGTAGACTTGCTGGCTTCGAGAACCAAAGTTGCGTTCATCACGCCACTCCTTCCTCTACGTCCGAAGCCCTTATGGGGCCGCGTATCGGACACCAGACCTTATTGAGGTTTTTTCCGTTTATTCGCGAAACCCTCCCGAAGTGGGTTTGCTTTTCAGCCCGGGGCTACCTCAAGCGCGCGGCCGATCCTTTGTTATTAGTTGGGAATGCCGTCAGTTCGGTTCAAGATCACTGGTAGAACTTATTCTCGGGTGCGGCGATCACAAAAATTCCGACTTGTCAAGAAAAAGCTTGACAAATTTGTAAAAAGAATTTATATTCAGAATCAAGCTCGCCGCACGGCGGCACATGCGCAAGACCCGGAAAGGGCGGCGCTCCACGATGGCCAACGAGGCCAACTTCGCCCGCCAGGGCACACTGGGGAAATCACAAATGACATCTTCGACCGCCCGCGCCACGGCCGCGGACCGCTGGAACCGTTGTGACTACATCCTTGCGGGCCAGCGCCTTTACAGCAACCGCGCCACAGCCCAATGGCTGGCCGGGAAGCAGCCCCTCGCCAGATTCGAGCTGCCGCTCCCACTCACTCCGGAAGCCGAGCGTGCACCGTGGATTCCGGAGCGATTTTTGGACCTGCTCGTCGACGGAGACGACGTCGCTGAGTCCGGTCGGTATGTTTCCACCTCCGAGCGCCTGCGTCGCCTTTTCGGAATCGTCGCGCATTTCGTTGCCATCCGCCACGGCTTCATCCTTCCCACGCATCGTGTCCGCCCTGTCGGCACTCTGGTGTGGATGGAGAACGACGGGCCGACAGCCACATGGCTCGCTCGCGCTATGGCCATTTGGGCTACCCTGCCACCAAACGATTCCGACATCTTCGACCGCGCCGCTTCGACGGAAAAGCCGAAGAATGCCCACCTGGCGGATAGCCTGAACATGCTGCTAACCTGGGCCAGGATGCGGAAGCCCCTATCCCTGTCCGGCACTAATTGGATGCGGCACGACAACGACAACTACGTCGAAGGCGAAGACCGGCCCGCTTCTAATCTCCAGCGGCGCATTCGCCCCGGCTCCAGCGATGCCGAATTGAAATCGTACATCAAGAAGGCCGGACCGACAGTCGAGTGGCGTCACGCTCGCATTGGTGGCGGTGGTGACATTGAGTGCCGGCCGACTGATATTACCCTGCAGACGGTGCCCGACAAAACCGACAGGGCCGGCAAGGTGAAGAAGAGCCACGCGACGATTGTCCGGGCTGGTAAACTTCGGATAGCGAACGGCAAAACCAAGATCCGCGTGGAGAGCATTGAGGCGGGCAAGACCAACATCAGCATGGAACACGTCGAAGAAGGCACCATCCTCCATCAGCCGGACAAGTTCGGAGAGCTAATGGGGCCGGAGCCCGACCCGGCCGAGAAGGTGCGCGCTGCGTCGTACTGGTCATCTCTTTACAAGGTCGACCGTTCGTCCGTGGTCGAGACCGGCGAAGACGGCAGCGAGAAATTACGATTCCTCCCGCGCGGCAAGATGCGCCGGAAGGTTCGATTCACGGCAGAGGACCATGCCGTACTTCTGGCTGGTCCGCGACCGCCGGTCACGCGCTACCCGGACGGCCTGCCTCTCGGGTCAGAGGACATCAGTGCCTCCTTCGTCGGCGGATGGATATCCAGCCCGAAAGGCAAGCAACCAGCCGAGCGCTGGGAAGACATCTCCGATGAGATGGCCCGGCAGGGCGAATTCGAACGATGGGCTGCTGCTCTTCCGGCCAACGAGCGGAAGGCGTTGAACATCGCTAGCACCGCTGCCAATCTGGAGGAAGTCGGTGAGGCTTTCGGCAAGAAAGAGAAGACAGCCGAACGGTTCGGGAAGAAGATTCTCAAGGCCGCCAACGAAAATCTGAAAAAACTTGCTGCCGCCTAGTCCCCAAAATGCATCTGGGCGGCAATACAGGTAGAGGGCAGAACGCGCAGCCTCCACACGGACACAGCAGGCGCCAAGCCCTCGAGCTCTTTGCCGCCCCCAGCGGCCCTTCTTATTCCAATCGCGCCGGGCCTCTTCTCCCCGGCGCGGTCTCCGCGTCGTCGCGGTCATCCGCGACGCGGGGCCAGTCTCCGTGGATCGCGTTCTTGGACGTCCGCGATCATCTGACCGCTCCTTTCGAGGAGCGGTCTTTTTTTACCACCACAATCGTGACGCCCAGCCTGCGTCACAGAGAGGAGGCCATCTTGACCTTCAACAACGGCGACCTGGCGGGCCTCCTCGGTCTGTCGGAAGCCGCCATTCGGCAATGGCTATGCCGCGCCCCGGCGTTCCACCTCGGCGCGGTCCGCGGCAAGGCCCGAATCTACAACCACATTGAGGCCGTCACCATAGCCATCGCAGCGGAGCTTTTCCGCCATCGTCTCGGTCGGCCGCACGAGGTTCTACCCATCGCTCGCCAGATCGCGACGTCAGGCGCAGACGCCATCTGGGTCCATCGGCCCATCGGCGGCCCGATCACCACCACCACCGACCAGCCCTCCAGCACGGCCATCCGCCTTCCACTTGCGGAACTGCGGCGCCGGCTCTCTAAGCAATGAAAGGAATCCCGTTGGGAAAACTGATCAACAAGATACTCGGCAAGTCGTCCTCCGCCGACCTCGCCGCTGCAATCACCAAGGCGCAGGCCGAACTGGCGGCTGCTGAAGCCGCGGTCGCTGATGCCGAAGCGCAATACGACGCCAACCTCCTCACGGCCGACAAGAAGTCGCTTCGCGCTTTCCTCGACGCGAAAACCGAAGCGGGCATCGATGTAGACCAGGCGCGTGCTCGCATCCACCGTCTCGAGCGGGACCACGAAGCCGCCATCGAAGCTGAAGCCGAGTCCGAACGCCAGGTCGCTTACGATCGCGCGAAGGAACTGACAGCTATCGCCCGCAAGAAACTCGGAGACTACGAGAGGGCCGCGATGCAGATACGGGGCGTCCTTCGCGCAATCGCCGAGGCGGACGTGGCCGTCGAAGCCGCCAACGAAAACCTTCCCGCCGGCGCCGCTCGCCTGGGCAAGGCTGAGGACGTTCGCTCTTCGCCGAATCTGTACAAAGAGGTCACGAAGGAAGAGATCGTCGAGCTCTGGGCCTATATCGGCGATCAGCGCACGCCCGTTGAGCACCAACACCGTGTCCGCGTCGAGCATGTCGGCAAACGAATCCGAAGCCGTTGGAGTGAAGACGACTTCGACGAGGGCGGCTGGGAGAAGGGCTACTACACCACAGACGGCGGCGGCACGATCGAGGTTGTGAAGCGGCGGTTCGTCAAGCGTACCTTCCTGCCCGACGACACGGGCCATTTCGCTGCGCCTCTCCATCAGAAGGTGGAACTGCCGCCAGCAATCGTGGGTGGGCCTGTCTTCTTTGAACCCGGCAGTTACCACGCGCCAGGCCTCCTCGCAAAGCTTGATCAGCCGCTTCCGCCCCGTCGTATCCGCGCAGAACGCAAGCCGGAGGTCGAATACGTGCTCGCCCCCAAGGAGACTGCCGATGCGGCTTGACCTCTTCGGTGTCGTCGGGGAGGACTTCACCCCGACGACCGTTCGCGCCGCGCTGCCGTACAGCGGCGACATCACCGTCGCCATTAATAGCGGCGGCGGCATCGCCGTCGATGGCAGCGCGATATACAACATTTTGTCCGGCCACCGCGGTAAGGTTCACGTCGAAATCATCGGCATCGCCGCCTCGGCGGCAAGCCTCATTGCCATGGCGGGCCATACCATCACGATGCTGGACGGATCGATATTGATGATCCACGAGCCGCACAACTTCACCTACGGCGACTCTGACGCGCATCAGAGGACGGTGGAGCAGTTGGAAGCCCATGCGGTTGCGTACGCCAAGGTTTACGCGAAGAGGGCTGGAATCTCCGAGGCAGCGGCCCGCCAGGTCATGAAGGCGGAGACCTGGTATACGCCCGACGAGGCCGTCGCAGCGGGGTTCGCAACCGCAGTGGTTGATCGTCTGGCTGTCCCTTTCGCTCGGGTCGACAAGAAGTACGAAGCGCGGATGCAGGCCGTTCACGCACGCGCCGCCGCCTCCCCTCGGGGCCTACAGAAGGTTGCGGACACCAAGGCGTCATGGGCCCGCGTTGTCGCCGCCATGAACAAGTCGATGGGCTTTGCGCCTGCCGCGCCGCCGGAGGAGCCGAAGCCGAAGGTCGAGCTGACCGGCTGGGCAAAAATCGTAGAGGCGAACAACGCCTTCGTCCGGCGCCACCGATAGCCCCCTCGGTCAGGAACCCTATCCTAGTCCGACCGCCCAGCGGACGCGCAGTCCTCGGCAGTCGAACTTTAGCGACCTCAAAAAGGGGGTAACAAGTGCGGACACCAATCCAGAATCCGCCTCCCGCGTTCTGTAAGCAGAGTGCTTACGCTCGATATCGAGGTGTGAGCCGCAAGACCGTCACCGTCTGGAAAGCTAAAGGATTACTTGTGCTTAACCAGCATGGGGTTGTCGACGTTGCCGCGACTGACAAGCTTCATTTGGGTCACTTTGGCGTTCTGAAGCTTGCCAAAGACCGGTAACAGTCGCGGACGCTCTGGTGTCCGCATTTGTTACCTCTGCGGACACCTCACCCACAAAACCACTTCACCATCGCCCGGCCATTACGCCGGGCTTTTCGTACCGAAAGGAACCACCCATGACCGTAACCTACACCCTCCGCACGCCGATCGAACACAACGGCACCACTTACCAGACCCTGACCTTCCGCGAAGCCACGACCGGAGACCTTATCGTAGCCGACAAGTTCGACGGCCCGAACGGCAAGCTGATCGCTACCTTCGCCTCTATGGCGGACGTGCCGATTCAGGTGTTCAAGCAGGTTCCGATGCGTGATTTCAACAGAATCGCAGTCGCCGTGGCTGACCTAATGGGGGAGGAAGAGGAGGTGGGTGGCGCGGCGTAGTCGCCCTCATCGCCTCCGAACTGAACACCCCCGTGAACGTCATTGAGCAGTGGCCGCCCGACAAGACCCTCGATTGGTACGAGGCGGCCGTCGAACTCATCAAACTGAAAAATGGAGGCGGCCGTGGCGAAACGGCAAGCTGAGCTCGTCCTCTCGCTCACCGACAAGGTGAGCGGAAGGGCGAAGGGTGTCCACGCCGCCCTCGCGAAGTTGCAGATGATGGCGGCCCGGAATGCGGCCGCCATGGACGCTATGCGCGGCCGCATGTTCGACGCTATTGCAGTCGGATACACCTTGGCGCGGAGCCTCACGGCTCCCGTGAAAGCCGCGGTGGCATTCGAGTCAAAGCTCGAAGACATCGGCCAAAAGGCCGATATTCCTCAGAAGCGGCTCGCGGAACTCGGTAAGCAACTTCGCCTGATCGGCCGGCAGACGAACCAGGCCGGCAGCGAAATGGCCGAGGGCATGGACACCCTTCTCGGCCTCGGCGCTTCTGAAGGTGACGCCCTGAAGCTCCTGCCGAATATCGGCAAAGCAGCTTTCGCATATAAGGCGTCCATCACAGACCTGTCATCGGCCGGGTATGCCGCTCTCGACAACCTAAAGGTCCCTGCTGACCAGTTCGGCAAAGCTCTTGACGCAATGGCCCAGGCTGGCAAGGCAGGCGCCTTCGAACTCAAGGACATGGCCCAATATTTCCCGGCTCTCGGGGCGGGGTATCAGGCTCTGGGGCAGACCGGCGTGCCAGCTGTGGCTGACCTTTCCGCCGCCCTGCAGATAGTCCGCAAGGGCACAGGCGACTCGGCTTCGGCCGCGACGAACCTTTCGAATGTCCTTCAAAAGATCCGCGCACCGCAGACGATCAAGGCGTTCAAGAAGATGGGCGTCAATCTTGAGCGGGAGCTGAAGAAGCGTGCCGAAGCGGGCATGAGCCCGATTGAGGCCATCGCGGACATCACCAACAAAACCCTTAAGGGCGACCTCGGGAAGCTTGGCGACCTGTTCTCGGATGCGCAGGTCCAGCAGGGTCTTCGGCCCCTCATCCAGAACATGGAAGAATACAAGCGGATTCGAGCCGAGGCCATGGGGGCGTCCGGCACGGTAGAGGCAGACTTCCAGCGCCGAATGAAGACCTCGGAAGGCGCACTCCTCCGCATGCAAGCCGCGCTCGAGAACATTTCCGCATCGATCGGATCGGCCCTGCTGCCAGCTCTCAACAGCGTGATCGACAAGGTTGCGCCGATTGTCACCGGCATCGCCGATCTCGCGGAACGCTATCCGGAAGCCACCGCTGCCATCGTTGCCGCTACGGCTGCCGTGGTGGGATTTAATATCGCCATGACCGCCACCCGCTTCGCGTTTTTGTGGACCAAGGGCGGCATCCTGTCCATGGTGATTCCGGTCGCGCGGCTGGCTTCGCACTTTACCACGGCGGCGACGGAAGCCGTTGCGTTGCAGCGGTCCCTGAAGGCGCTCTCCACGTCGAAGAACGCCGGCATGGCCGCCATGCTTGACGGGGGGCTCAACGGTGCGGGCCTAACGAAACTTGAAACGGTGCGCGCCGCTCTCGGCGGTATGGCGGCGGCCGTGCCAGGCGTAACCGCAATTGGGGGCGCCCTCACTACCGTTGGTGCTGCACTGGCCACCATCTCCGCGCCCGCATGGTTCGCCATCGGTGCAGGGGTCGCCATTGTTGCCGGAGCCGGTCTGGCGCTCTGGCAGAACTGGGATCGTATCAGCGGCGTCGTGACGGGCGTTGCCCGCGCGATCGGCGAGGAACTTCAGCCTGCCATCGATTTCTTGTGGCCTGTGCTCGACCCGTTCGCGCAGTCGTTCTCCGCACTCGGGGATGCTGCAAAATGGGCATGGGAGCAGTTCAAAGAGGCGGCTAGCTGGCTGGGTTCGTTGTTCCAGTCGAATGACCTGACACGCCAGCATCAGATGGTCATCGAGGATAATGCTTATGCGGTGACGCGAAAGCTGATCGACGGCTTCAAGGCCCTAAATTCGGCGATGTTCCAGGCGGGCGTCGACATGATCCAGGGCATCATTGATGGCGTGACCGCGAAGGCGGCGGAGCTTCTGGCGTGGTTCACGTCTCTGCCGGAAAAGATCAAGACGGCGATCGGTCAGATCGATGTTTCCAACATCATCAAATGGCCATCTCCTCCGGGCTGGCTCTCCAGACTATGGGGTGGCGAATCCAGTGGCGGCTCCGCCGAATCCACCTCGGCCGTTCCGAAGCGCGAGCGTGGCGGGCCGGTGCGAAGCGGTGGCTTGTATCTTGTTGGCGAAAAAGGTCCGGAGTTGTTCAGTCCGGGCGCGTCAGGGATGATCTCGCCGCACGATGCATATCGGGCGGCTGCGGCGGGCTCGGCGGCATCAGCCAGTGGCCCGGTCCGGAGCGTCGGCAACACCTTCAATTTCTCACCCACCTTCAACGTCCCCGCTCGGCAGGATGCGGAATCCTTCGCAGCGGATGTCATGCGCATCCTCGGCGAGAAAAATAAAGCGACGTGGGAAAGTTACGACGGAGTCTTCACATGATACCCAGAATGCCCGACCAGCAGCTTAGTCACATTGGCGTGCGTATCGCTGATACGGAGCGCCGCAACAACAACCGACGGCGAACCGGCACGATCGCGGAAGGCCCCGACGATAAGGGCCGCTACCGCGTTGAGCTCTCACGCCAGGGCGGCGTGCCGTACCTGTCCCCGTGGATCCGAGCCAGGACCGTAGGCGCTGGCGCGGTTAAGATGGACGTGATCTATGCCGTCGGTGAGCAAGTCGACGTAGTTTCCGAAAGCGGCGACCTGACCGACGCCCGGATCGATTTCGGGACGTATAGCGACGACAATGCCCGCGAGAATGGCGAGAACGTGCCGCTCCGGCTCAAGGTGGGCGACTCCGTCATCGAGGTCAGCGGCGGGGGTATCACCCTCAAGGCGTCGAAGATCGTGCTGGATGGTGAGGTTCACCTCGGCGGAGAGGGCGGGCAGCTTCTGCACCGCAAGGGCGATGCTGACAGCGACGGCGACACGGCGGTTGGTTCGGCCAGCCGGGTTTATGCGGTGTAGCCATGTTGACGATCAACATAAAGGGCGACGGCCTTGCCCTATTCACCAGGGCGACGGCGGCCCTCAAGTCGCCGCGCAAGGCCGGCCAGGTCTTTTCCCGTGCGATCAACGAAACCGGACGCGTAGGGGGCACGGCGGCAGGCCGTGCCCTTGCCGTTCAGACGGGCCTCCAGAAACGCACCACGTTAAAGGCGGTGCGCCGGAATGTCACCAAGTCGACGCCGACCACCCTGACCTACGTGATCCATGGTCAGGGTGGTGACATCAGCCTGAAGCACTTCAAGCCGCGCGAGACAAGGATCGGCGTCAGCGCCGCTCCTCGCGGCGTGCGGCAGGTCTTCCCGTCCAGTTTTATGAAAGCAGGTTGGTGGCCAAAGCGCGTAGCCAAGCCCAACTGGAACGGGCAGGTCTTCGTGCGCGCGAACACGGATGGCTACTCTTACAACGCCGTGAAGAGCAACCCCTTCGTAAAGTCGGGCGTGTTCAAGCGTGAGCGGACAGGAACAAAGTTCCTGAAGCAGAAGTCGGGCGTCTTCATCCCTGTCGAGATGCTGCGCGGCGAAGTCGCTAAGGTTTGGGATCAGACAGCCGAACGGCTTGAGCCCCGCGTCATCCACCACATCAATAGGATGACGGGCGGGCTGTTCAAGTAGGGCGGCAACACCTCGGCAACACCGCAACAGAGCCAAAACCCGGCTTTTGGCCGGCAACGTTGCCGAGCTTTTCGAGCCTGTGGGTAGGCGAGCGCCGGGACGTCCGACCCGCAGGGGTCGTTTTTTGGCTGGAGAGGGACCCGACCCGGAGGGGGTATGATCCGAATTTCACACATGAACCGGCTGCCCGGCCGTGTCGCCTGCACCTTCACCGCAGGGGTCGGCGGCCTCGTCCTGCCGGGCTGTGCCCTCATACGGCGCGGCGATGGCTATGGCCTTTCGGTGCCGCGCATAGGTGCACCTGGGGAGACCAGGGCGGCGCCGCTTAGTCCGACACAACTAGCCGAACTCGAGCGAGTGGCAATCGCCCATCATGAGGAAAAAAGAACATGATAAACATCAGCAATATGCGCCCCGGACCAGGGGGCGCCAAAGCGACATTTGACGCTGAGATTGAGGGATGGCTGCTCCGTGACTGCGTCATAGTCCAACGGCCGGACGGAAACTTGTCGGCGCTGCCACCGACCTTGCGCGGTGGGCAGCGAGCCGTCCAGATACCTGACGAGCTTTGGTTTGATTTCATCAATGCCGCCCGATCAGCGTATCGGCGGATCAGCCGTGAGGAGAAGTGGGACGAGATCTGCGCCGGTGAGCAAGCGGCGTTGGCGGCGGCGGGGATTTGATGATGGTAACTCGGGATGAATTGATTAGTCCGGAAATGTTGAAGGCCGGCGAGCAAGCGCTTCAGGACCATATTGATCAATGCTCGTCAGACTTTGTGGTTTCAGAGGTTTTCCGGGCAATGATTGCCGCCAGTGTGGGTCACCTCGCGCTGCAATATACAGACCAAGAAACATCAGGTAGTGGCCACATTCCCATATCTCATCGGCAACGCGCCGAATAACCTTCAAATCGAAGTCGTATACCCGCGTCAGAGGTGCGCCCCGGTTTGAGGGCTTGAACAGCTTATCGCCAGAGAAGTTTATCCAACTGTGGGCGATGATATTTCTGTTCTGCCTGCATATATTCGCAACCGCTAGTCCGTGCTTGATGTGTTCCAAGACGATAGCATCGGCCTCTTTCAATTCGGCCAGACGCAGTGACGTTTCGATCATTTTTGAAACGTCCATCGAAAATGTGAAATGGGCTGCCTCTACATCGCCCATCCCTGAATAGCGAGATAGGAGCGATCTTATCCCGTCCTCGACCAGATTCGAGTAGAGCACCACTAGGCCGACGGCGTGAGCCCGATCGCGGGAGATAAGTCCGTCATTATGGTTCCAGGCGTCGTCGGTCATAGTCTATTCCTTTTGGAGAGTGCCAACATCGCATCGCGATTCACGGTTGTCGACCCCTCAATCCCGCCCCACCTTAGCCAGCACGAAATCATTGGCCTCCCGGTTGCCGCACCGCGTGCACCGCAGTTTCGGCTCGAGGGTGATGATCATCCGTGCCC